TTACCGCTTCCAATTTGCTGTTACAACTGGGGCCATGCCCGCTACTGCTGCCACTTTGGCGGCGCAGGCGGCATGGACTGGCGGTATGCCTGCCTTCTTCCTTGATAACAATTCGGCGGCGTAATGCAGGGGCTTTTTGCGGTTGAGCTAGTCCCACTGGGCTGGTTTGACGAAACAACGCAAAGCCTTGGCTGGTTTGATGAAGATTTAATAACTGAACAGTCATCATCTGGCGCTTATACCTTAAGTGCTGATGCGGCATCATTTACCTTTACCGGCCAAGCGGTCGGGACAAGGGCGGGCCGCAAGATTATCGCGGACGCGGCAAGCTACACGCTAACCGGCCAAGCGGTTACATTGCGGCGCGGCTATCGCATGATAGCTAGTGCCGGTTCATTTGCCCTTGCAGGGGCGTCAGTAACAACACGGGTTGCAAGAAAGATAGTTGCCGCCCAGGCAAGCTTTACGCTTACAGGGCAGGCCGCAGGGCTAAACAAGGGCGTTCGCATGATAGCGAGCGCGGCAAGCTTTACCCTGACGGGCGCAGATGCAAATTTAACGCGGTCGCGGCGTCTTATTGCGGCGGCGGGAAGTTTCACCCTAACGGGTGCAGCGGTATCGCTTGAACGCGGGTTTAAACTTACTGCCTCGGCGGGATCGTTTAGCCTGACGGGTTCGGCGGCAAGTCTAGAATATGGCCGCAGGCTGGTTGCAACGGGTGCAAGCTTTAGCCTGACGGGGCAGACGGCAAGTCTGGAATATGGGCGTAGGCTTGTTGCAGCGGCGGCAAGTTACAGCCTGACGGGCGCAAGTGTAAGTCTGGAACGGGGTTTCCGCCTTCAAGCGGCGGCGGGTTCCTTTGCCTTAACGGGCGCGAATGTAAATCTAATCGGTTCCGCTGGTGGCTACCAGATGGCAGCCGAAAGCATGACACTTTCGCTAACCGGCGCGGCGGCATCGCTTAAAAAGGGGTTCAAGCTAACCGCTGTTTCGGTGTCCTACACTGCAACAGGCCAAAACGCTGGCTTGTTTGCAGCAAGGAAATTGGCGGCAAGTTCGGGCGGCTTTACGTTTACCGGCGCAAATGCGGGATTATCGAAAGGCTATCCTTTACAGGCATCGGCGGGCGCTTTCGCGCTTACCGGCGCGGATGCTGGCCTGTCGAAAGCGGCAAGGCTTGCGGCGGGGCAGGGGGCTTTTGTTTTTACAGGCGGCGAGGTTCGCGGGCCTGCAAGGAAAACCGCAAAGCCATCGCAGGAAATAGGAAATTCAAGGCCCGCCTCATTGTCGGGCTACACACGCCAGCCAAGCCTAAGCCCCGCACGGGCTGGGGGTTATTCGGCATTGCGTCCAGCTAATGTTTCAAGGGGTGTTAGATGAGCCTTCGCCTGATTACAGCCCCGGCAAGCTATCCGGTGACATTGGAAGAAGCCAAGCTTCAATGCCGTGTCGATAGCAGCGATGAAGACACGCTTTTGAACGGCCTGATTGCGGCGGCAACGGACTATGTTGAACTATACACAGGCCGCGCCATTGTGTCGCAAACTTGGGAACTGGTTCTGGATGATTTCAGCGATGCAATGCTGATTCCAAAAGGGCCGGTAAGTTCGATAACATCGGTAAAATATATTGACGTTGATGACGTTGAGCAGACGATTTCAAGCAGCAACTACACGCTTGACGGGGTGAGCGATCCGCAATGGCTGGTCAAGGCATCTGACTACACTTGGCCGGAGGTCGCGGATGGGGTCAATAACGTAATCATTCGATTTGTAGCGGGTTACGCAACTGTCCCGCCTTCCATAAAACACGCTGTTTTGTTGCTGATTGGCCAATGGTTCGACAGCCGCGCCGCTGCAACTGACAAAGCAATAATCGCAATGCCTCATGCGGTTGAGGCGCTTCTCACTAATTACCGTAGTTTTGCATAGGAGTTTAGAAAATGGCGGATTTAAGCATAACCAGTGCTAACGTGGTTGCGGGTTCGGGTGCAAAGAAAGTAACCGGCACGGCGGGTGCAACGATCACTGCGGGCCAAGTGGTTTACTTTGACACCACTGACAGCAAATACAAATTGGCTGACACCGACAGCGCAACCGCTGCTGTTCGTTCGCCTGCTGGTATTGCATTGAACGGCGCGGCTAACAACCAGCCCTTAACCGTATTGACCAGCGGCCCCGTGACCATCGGTGCTACCGTCGCGGTGGGCGATGTTTACTACCTTTCGGGAACCGCTGGCGGACTTGCTCCCGCTGCTGACGTTGCCCCTGGTGACTATCCCTGCATCATCGGCATCTGCACTTCGACATCGGTTCTTGATGTCAAAATTCACGAAGCGGGCGCGGTTAAGGTCTAATGAACGCGGGGGCGCTTGACCGGCGTATTACTATACTACGGCAAGGCCCCGCCGTCGATGACGGCTATACTACGACGCCTGGTGAATGGTCCGAATATGTCACCCGCTGGGCGTCGTGGAAGCCTGCCAATGGCCGCGAAGTTTTGGAAAACCAAGGCATCACCGCCAACACAGGCGGCACGTTCTGGCTACGTTATGACAGCGAAACCGCAACCATTACCCCGCTGGATCGGGTGCAATGGGAAGGCCGCGAGTGGGATATTATCTCGTTTAACTTTTTGGGCCGGAATGAAGGCATCGAGCTGTTAGTGACGGTCAACGATGAAGGTTGAGTTTAAGGGCGGACGGGAGTTAGAGGCTGCGCTTCGGGAGCTAAACAGCCGCGCCACTGAAAGAAACGTGGCGAGGCGCGCTTTGGATAAGGCTGCAATCCCCATTCGGGACGAGGCGCAGCAACTTGCACCAGACGATCCAAAAACGGCGGAAGGGGTTTCGCTGGTTGCGGCTATCAAGATTGGCGAACGCGCACTAGGTCGGCGCAATCGGGCGTTTCGGGCAGGCAAGGGCGTTGTTGAACGCTATGTTGGGATTGACCCGACAGTCAATCGGCATGTCGCGTTCTATTCTGAAATTCAGGAGTTCGGCTTAGGCTCGTGGAAACCGCAGCCTTACATGCGGCCAGCTTGGGAAACCAAAAAGGGCGAGGCGCTTGACCGTCTGGCCGATGACTTGCGCCTTGAAATTCAAAAGGCCGCAGACCGTGCAGCACGGAAGGCATTAAAGCGATGACCTTTAAAACCGCCCTTCGCGCACGACTGAAAGAAAATCCGGTTGTGATGTCTAACACGGCGCGGGTTGATTGGTCGGCAAGGCCGCAAGCAACGCAGTTTCCGGCAATTGTTTTGGACACCATCGCGGCGGGAATTGACCAGCACTTTCTGGGCGTCACTGGCAGCCAAGCAAACCGCATTCAGGCAACCGTGATGGCAAAGACGCAGGCGCAGGCGGAAGCCCTACGCGACGCGGTAAAAGATGTTTTGATAGCTGACGCAAGCAAGGACGGCATCACGTTCCAGCGCGGCTTTATGAACCTAATGAGGGACGCGGTTGACAACACCGAAACCGGCCTGATTTTTCACGAAATACTAGACGTTACAATCTGGTTTAGCTGACCGGCTTGTCCGGCTTATTTGGAGTAAATATAATGACTGACGCAAGAATTGGATATGGGGCGGAAGTGTGGTTGGACAACGCTTCAAACGTCCTGACTCAATTGGAAGAAGTAATTGCAATCAGCGTTCCTAACGCACAGGTTGAAGACGTTGAAGCAACGCACATGCTTTCCGCTGGTCGCCGCCGTGAATATGTGGCTGGCCTGATCGAAGACGGTGAAGGCACGTTTGAATTTAACCTTGTGCCTGGCGGTGCAACCGACCTTCTTATTCAGGCCGCCGTCGATGACGGCGTGACCCGCGATTATGAAGTTATCATTCCTGATGGCGCATTTGGCCAGAAGTTTGCAGGCGACTGCATTGTTAAGGGCTACGAGCGCAGTATTCCGATTGATGACCGCATGACCGCGACCATGACGGTTCGCTTTACTGGCGCTGTAACGATCACAACGCTGGTAAGCTAATGCTCGCACCAACTGACGCCAAGGCGATTGTCGATATTGATGGGGAGCCTATTGCGCTTCGCCTGAACTTTCGTTCAATTGCCTTGGCAGAAAAACACGGCATCGCCCTACTGTCGGGCCAAGTTCCAAACTTGGATGAAACCGGCGGCATCGTGCTGGTCAAATGTCTGGCTATGGAAGAACAGCCCTATTTTACTGAAGATCACGTTGTGACGATGCTTGCCACAAATCCGGCAGGCGTTGGACAGGCGCTTATTGATCTTTTTGAACAATATGGGGGCAAGGTGTCGGGAAACGTGAAGGGGCGGAAAGCGACGAAGCCCTAACCATTAGCGACTTGTTTGCTATGTGGGCGCAGGCTGGCTTTTCGCCCGATCTGTTCTGGCATCAAACGCCTTATCACTTCCAAATGGTGATGGAAGGCGTCCGCAAGCGGCTTAGTCTTGAACAGGAAGCGCGCACCTATCAGGCTTACGAGTCTGGCGCTTTTGCGGGGCTTGCCCATCATGGCAAGCTAAAGGCATTCAAGCACTACACCGGCAAACAATCCCGAAAAATGTCCAATCAGGAAATGCTCGCAAACATGCGGATTCTCGCACAGCGGGTTAACCGAAAAACAAAGAAGGACTAGCGCATGGCAACCACAATGCTTGGATCGTTGCTTGTTTCGCTGGGCCTTGAATCGTCTCAGTTTACGTCCGGCACAAAGAAAGCACAGGCACAGCTAACCGGCTTTCAGAAGACGATGGCAAGCGTTGGTGCGACTGCCATCAACTTGGGCAAGGTTCTGGCCCTTACCGCGGGGGCTGGGGCTGTTGCAGGCTTTGCGGCGGTTTCCAAGCAGGCTTTCGATCTAGGTTCGTCGCTTAGTGAAGCGGCAGCCAAGGTTGGGGTGACTGTCGAGGCGCTTCAGGAAATGCGCTTTGTCGCTTCTCAAAACGGCGTTGCCATCGAAACGATGGATGGTTCGCTGAACAAGATGACGCGGACGCTTGGCGAACTACAGCTAGGCAATAAGAAGGCGGCGGAAACATTCAAGCAATTGGGCTTGTCAGCGCAGCAAATGTTCGGCCTGACACCGACCGAAAGCTTCGAAAAGATTGTTGGCGCGCTTTCAAAGATTGAAGATGAAACCGTCCGCGCCGCGCTTGGCAATAAAGTTTTCGGGCGTTCCTATGCCGAACTAAAGCCGCTGGTTGATTTGGGCGCTGAAGGCATCCGAGCCGCCGCTGAAGAAAAGCGCCGCGACGGTGTTATCTCAACCGAACAGGCGCAAAAGCTGGACGAACTGGCCGACGGTTGGGAAAAGCTTAAAGAAAAGGTCGCTGTTGCAACGGCGCAATTTATCGCAAACAGCGCAAGCAGCCGGAACGCAAGCGATAGCCTAAGCAATCTGGGTTCAAGTGTTATTTCATTGGTCAATGATTTTAACACTGTGAACAACGCAATTGACGGCTTTATCAAAAAGCTTGAACTAGCTGATGCGCGGGCGTCTTTGTTCATCGCGCAGCGGGTTCGCGATAGTTCGATGACAAGCTGGATTCCGGGCGCGCAGAAAGCTGCAAACAAGGAAATCGCAAGAAATAAGCAGCGCATTATCAACCTGACCAGCAACGGCGGCGGGCGCAGGGGTGTAAGGGGCGGAACCGGCATGGTTCCAAGGCCCAAAAGCACCGCACCGGAAACCAAAAGGCCGACTACTCCTTATGTTAATCCCGTTGGTAGCGGTGGTTCTGGTCGTGGGCGCGTTAGCAGGGGGCGCACCGGCCCGACTGCGGCTGAAATTGAACAGCGGTTCAATGACGAATTAGCCAGCTACGCACAGCAGGCGCTTGGCGCGATGAAGTCTTTGGCGATGAATGCCGAAGAACGCGCCGAATTGGAATTGCGCTCAATTGAACTTGCCCGCGTTCGCACCATTGAAGGCATTAATTCCGAAAAGGACTACAGCGAAGCGCAGAAAAAGCGCCTAGTGTTGCAAGTCGAGGCCTTGGCCGATCTGGAGCGCCAAGCGGTCGAACGCGACAAAGAAATAGAACTGGAACGCGAAGCCGCCGAATTGCGGCAAGTCGCCTTCGATAACCAGCGCGATCTTCTCAACAACCAATTGCAGATGGCTGACACGCAGGCCGAACGCAAGCGCATTGCAATGGAAATCCTTGCGCTTGAACAGGCCTACCGCCGCAACCAGTTGGAAATGATTATTGCATCTAACACTGCGTTAGATGCTGAAAAGGCCCGCGCACAAGCAATCCTTGACAGCCTCGCCGCAATTGAGGCGGGGGAAACAGCGGCAACCGCCCGCAACAATGAAACCGCTGGCGAAGCATATGCCCGCGAAATCAATAAGACGCCTGAACAAATCAACGAGGCAATTGAAGGCATAAAGATTGACGGCCTGAAAGCCCTAAACCAAGGCCTGACCGATGCCATTATGGGCTTTAGGTCGCTTGGCGATGTTGCCAAAAGCATTTTGCAGCAAATCACTGCCGAACTGTTGAACATGGCCATTCGCGCCATGATTATCAAACCGCTGGCGGGGGCGT